GTTTAAAATTATCTGTTTTACCAAATAAACCATCATCCCAAGCATCTTTCATTTGCTCCTTCTCCATTTCTTTGGCTTGTCTTACAACCTCTGCTGCAATTGTTAAATTTTCCCTACTTATTAATTTATCTATATCTAATTCTGTTAATAAAAACTCTACTGCCGTTTGTTTTTCCATTTTGTTAAATGTTTGTTGCCCTTTTAAAAATTCTCGCAAACCATCAACAACTTCTTTGTCATTTTCTACAAGTTTGCCATTTACAAAAATGTCTCCGTTTTCACAAAGTTTTAAAAGCTCTTTTGTCCCATTATTTTTTAAAAAAACAACATTTTGTTCTGATATTAATAATGGACTTGTCATTAGACTTGTTTTACTTTTAGTGTTAAATGTTTTCATTTCCCTTTTGTTTGTCGTTTAAGTTATATAATTTTTTAAATAGTTTTTTGGCCAATTGAATAATTCTCTATTTGCTCCCTTGCAAATATTTTAAACTCATTTCCTTTGCCATCCTTAAATACATATTTTGAATTTAGCTTGTTTCTGACAATAACTTTCAAAGCCTTTTCGTTGTTGTTTGCTTTCATGAATAAACATGGCTCATCTTCATTAAACTGAAATGCCCATTCAACTTGTTCAAACTCTGGATTGTTTGTTGGCGGCTTTACTTTAGGTTTAAACAGATTCAATATTCCTTTTATCATAGTTTTATAGTTTAAAAATCGAATGCACTCAGCCGCCAATAACTGGTCTTTGTGCGCTTGTAAATGTAGGCGTTTGAATTGTAGTGAATGTCGGATTTGGTGTTGTCGTAAATGTTACCACTTCTTTTTTGTTCTCTGCTCTCAGCTTCTTAGCCATTGTTTCATACCATTTAGCTTTGGCCAAATCTTTTTCGACTGGTTGGTCTGGTTTGTCGCCCAGTCTCATTCTGTATTTAAAGGCGTTCATTTCACAAAATGCAATGTATTTATCAACGCCCCAGATGTCAAGCATCATTTCAAATACTTGCTTATCGCCTTTTTTATAATAGTCTGGATTTATGTCGCTCATAGCTTAAATAGTTTGTTGTAACTAAACTCAAATGTAATTCCCCAGACAATGCAAAAGATGCAAGCGTCCAAAATGCCGTACATTGGAACGTACATAACAACGGCCAAAGATATAAAGCCAAGCATTAATCCCTTAGCCAAATGCCATCCATCTGTTAAAGCCGAAAGCATAGTGCTTGACAAAAAGAAACTTTCGCCATTGCGAATGTCTCCATTTTTCCATTTGTTTTTCCAACTAATTCGCCAATCCCAGAATTGTTGGTTTTTAAAGTTTCTAAATATGGAAACATCGTATCTGGTTGACAAGGTGTCCATTAAAGCGTTGCACATTGATGCTAAAATAATAAAAAATATACTCATAGTCCTAAATTTTGGTTAATTATTTTGCTATTTAAAATTTTAAATGGAGTCTCTTTGCCTTTGCCAAATAACTCTCGTTTAATTCGCCTATCGTATTGCTCCCAGTCATCGTGAGTGGCCATAATTTTGATGTGTTTAATCACATGCCCCATCTGACAAATTAATTCGTAGTATTTAGGATTCGCCATTTTCTTTGTTTACTCTATAAACTAAATATTCAGACTGAGTCAATTTGCGCCCCTCTACGCTAATAACTCGCACCGCACCACTACTTGGCTCACTTCGCCATAGTTCATCAAACTCAGCAAGTAATTCACGTGTTCTCGACCATTCTTTCGGCTCTGGTGCTTTCTTATATTCTTTTTTGTCCATTATTTTTGTAGTTATTGCCTTAACTTGCTCAATTATTTCGTCCGATGGCTTGTTTTCCAGATAGCTTTGCTCCCACTTCTTATATTTTTCTTGAATAGCCTCTGACTCAACTTGCTCCTTTGCCTTTTTTAAATCGTTTTCAAATCTATGCAAAATTTTAAAAATAGTGGTAATGTCAAATGAATGAAACAACTCAATTTCTGGATATTTTCCCATTTTAAAGTTGTTAAACGCCATAACGATATGCTGAATAGACCAATAGTAATATTCCGAATAGACCATTTGCGCAGCTTCAGCAATCTGGCTTTCGCTCATGTTCTTAGAAACATTTAAAGAAACGATTAAGCCATCGATTGTGCGTTCAATTACCTTTGAGACAAAGCCATCGCCCTGCTCTTTTCTAATCGATGCCAATGGAGTCGGACTGCTCGTTATTAATTCTTTTATCGTTCCCGAATACAACTTCGGCAATGTACTGGTCGGCTTGTCTAATGCGTTGCTCGACTGCATTTCTGTTCTTTTCAAATTCTGATTTTCCATTTTTTATAGTTTGATTGTCCCTTTTTTCCCAATTTTTGATTGCAGCCGCCCAGTTTAGATATTTAACTCCTTTGGACTGCGAATATAGCAAAGCGCTTTCATAATACTTAGCGAGTTTGTCTCGTTCCCAATCTGGGAACGCCTCTTTAAATATTTTTTTTTCAAAATAAATAGAGTTTTCAAATGAATGTTTTTTAGTGGGCGTCAATTCGTTAGAATTGCTATACTCTTTTACTTTACTTCTATTTACTTTACTTATCTTTACTTTAGATGCGTTTCGTACGTGTTCGAAATGCGTTTCATTTTCTACAACGTGTTGATTTTCACGCCAATGTTTCAAACGTTCTGCGCTTTTTTCTTTTTTTATCTTATAGTTTTCACTAAACTTTAGCAATTGTTTGTTGAAACTTTCGCCATTGTTTGACGATATTAGTCCAATACTTTCCATAAACGACCAACATTTGTCCAACTTTTTTCCAATATTAAGTTGCTTTTTTAGCACCGCAGTTTTGATTGGCTTTTCTTGTTGGGCAAACTTTTCTAAGGCAGTATAAAACAAGCCGAGACCCTCATAGCCAAAAGCCATGAATAGTTCTGTTACCTTTTCGTCATTAAAGGAGTTTGAATCGTGCAAAAAATATTTCATGGTTGTAAAAAAATAAAGCCCAACAAGTCGAGATTGTTGGGCTAAGGTTAGTAGTGATTAACCTTTAAATAATTTCACTTGTTCTCGACTTCAAATGAAATTATATTGATTCAAATATCGTTAATTAATCCAATATAATAAAATTAATACCCGATATTTTTAAAACTTTTACTTTGCCAGTCTTAGCCATGTGATAAGACCACTGAGTTGTTTTATTATTCTTTTTAGCATACTCGCTAAAGCTAATCAATTTGGAAATGTCTATTTTCATGCTCAAATATATTATAAATTTTACAAATTACAAATAACAAGGTTTCTGGCCTCGTATTTTTTTAGATAAACTGATTGGTCAATGTCATCGTATTTAACCGAGACAAGTGCCTTGTTGCCCATGCCATAATAGTATGCAGCCAAACGAATAACAAAAGACCTTTGGACATTAAATTTGGCCGCAGTTATTTTGACGCTATTATTCTCAGCAATCAAAGACTCAATTATTTTAGCGTTGCGCTCCATATTGCTTAACATAAAAGGATGTTTGGTCTGCGATTACTTTAATTGCGTCAATGCGGTCATATAATGACTCTAAATACTTGTTGAGTTCGTCAATGTCTTCGGTTATTTTGTAGCCGTTAGACGATGCGATAATGTTCGGAGCGGTTGTGCGTCTCAAATAGTTCATTATCACTCGGATTCTGGAGTCGGCCAAATCAAACTCGGTGTCATTACCAGAGCGTTCAAATATTAGTTTCCTCAATTGCTTGTTGGTGTAAAATTTATTTGTTTTTCTTAACACTGCCTCAATGAATTTAGCGCATCGCTTCTCATTGTCTGTGATTTGATAGGTTAACTCCTCAAATAATGCTATCATAAATTTAGTTCTAAGTTTTCGTTTGGTTCTGGAATGTAAACGTTTAAAAATTCGGTTGCCCACTGCTGCACCTCTGCAATGAAATCCATGAATTGACTCGTTGAAAGTTCACTGGTGCTTTTGATTCGCTCGATAAACTCGCCATCTGTGTTCGATTCGTTAGTCTTTAGGAACCTAAACTTTAATAAGTCGTGAACTTGCTCATTGTTTCGATAGTTTTCAAAGCCTGCGTCAATCAATCCCGCCTTAACTATGGGCAAAACAACGCCATGATAATAAGCATTTTGATTGTTTGAACGCTTTTTGGTGTTTTTATCTAATATGATTGAAACCTCTTTGCCGTTTAACGATTCAATATGGGCGTCAAACATGCTTTTGTTTAAAATCCTCAGACGGCCGTCCTCAATTTTACCAATGTATTTAGCTTTCATATAAATAAACTTAAAATAATGCCTGCAATCATTGGTAAAATAATAAACACAAAAGCTAAAACCGAAATAAACCACAATAATTCGGCAAAAAATTCTATTGATTTTTTCATAACAATTCTTTTAAATCTATTTTTAAAGCCTGCGCAACTTTAACCAGTGTCTCCAAAGTCATGTTTTTACCTTGCTCAACTCTCTGGTAAGTGCTGCGATTTAATTTGTTCTCGAATGCGAATTGCTCGGCTGAATTATAGCCGAGTTCAATTCGTCTGTTTCGAATTTTGATATTGATTTTATCTAATTGCATCGGATAATAAATTTATCATTTCTAATTGATTAGCTATTTGTTTTTTTTGGTTCTCAATTAATTTATCCCTAATTGCCTCAGACTCTTTATACTTTACAACCAGTCTTCTATAATCTTCAATTGTGTCTTTTAGTAATTCAATTAACTTGTCTTTATTGTCCATGATTTTTAGTTTATTTTACCAATTGTTTTAGTTACTTGTTCGTGATAGTTTGCCAGATATTCTCGACACTGAATGACTTTAGCATAAATCTGCTCAATGATTTCGTCTGAGTGTTCTATCGTATAGGCGAGCCAACGTTGGTTTGCAGGCAAATGGTCATAACTTACGGCCTTGCCATAGTTAACATCCTCTGGCGTGTTCATAAGCGCATAGAATAAAATAAATTGCTTGCGCCCAGTGATTTCTAAATAGCCTCGACCCTGCCAAACATAGTCTTCATTTATTCCAGATACATTGTCCAAAAATGTTTTGCGGTTAAATGGACATTTGATGTCCACGCAAATGTCTTCTGTCGGCAAAACGTCTGGCTCTCCGATAATATAATCATTCGAAAAAATATCGATGTTCTTTTCAGCAAAAGGAAAGCCAAGTTGCTCGGCCATAAACTGAATGGCTTCGGCCTCAACGGCCTTGCCTTTTTCAGTGTATTTAGAATGTATTTCCTCATGGTCATCCGCATACCATTCGTGCAAATATGTTTTGCATGTCGCAGACAACTCGCCCTCTTTTTTTGCTTTGCCCATGATTTTGGAAATCTGTGAGCATCTTATTTTAAATGGTCTCATATAGCCTCATCCATTAACATTTCTCTTTGCTCTTCTGTGATGTCGCATTTAGCCTCAACGTCTCCAATTGTAATTTCGTTTTTAGCCAATTTTTCGACAATCTGTTTCCATGCTGCTGAGCCTTTAACCAATGCGATTTTTTTAGGCTTTGTTTCTGGCGCTTTGCCATGTGTGTTTGTTGTGTCGCTATCCTTTGTATCGTCCAGAGCAAACATACCCCCGAGCGCAAATTTTCGAGCGTAACTCGATGACGAACCAAACGACTGCGAAATGTCCATGCCTTTGCGGTTTGGGTCAATGCCTGCGCATCCAGTTGTCGTTATAACAATACCATTTGGCAAAGTAAGTTGGACACTTGATTCGCAATAAATTAATCCGCCCGCCTCTTTGATTTGGTCTGAAATAGTTAGCATGCAACCATACTTTAAAAGATAAGGTTTTAGCGCTTCAAGTATATCCTCGCAATTGCGATACTTGTATTTTCCAAAAGCATTAAACTGATTTTTCGGTGCTTTTAATTCCGATTGAATTTTGATAAGTTCTGTCATTTTTTTAGGTTTTTTAGTGATTTGTAAATTTAAACATTTAAAGTATTTAATCAAATTTTTTAGCGAATATTTTTAAACAATTCGTAATTGTCTCGCAGTTCTAATTTGATGACTTTTTTCTCAGTCATTTCCAGTTGCGCCCGAATGTGTTTGCCCCAACGTTCTAAACTGATATTTGCATCCTCTGGCTTTGTGCCAGTTGTGGATTGAACGAAAACAACTTCTGTCTTTGGACATCCGTCCTCTTCTTGTCTGTGTGGATAGGTATGGATTAACTTCATGATTTGATTATTTGATTGATTAAAGATTGGTTAACTAATGAGCCACATTTTTCAATTAGATGCAATTTGTCGGCATCGCTTTTGTAATGAATTGGCAGTTTGATAATGCCATGACATGCGAGCAGGGTCATTGCTTGGTCTGCTGAGTCTGGATAATAGAGAGGCGCATAACAATTTGGCATTGTGAATGTCTCCCAGTTCAATTTAATTTCGAACTCATCTTTGATAAAATGCGCCATGAATGGCTCTTCGATTCGTTCTATTAAGACAAAACCTTGTTTGCTTAATACTTGCGCAAATGCGTCAATGTTTGTTGCTATCATTTTATGCGTGTGATTTTAAAGTGTTTGCCATTATCGTAATAAACCTCAAATTCAAAGTCTCTGTTTCTTGTTTTTCTGTAATAAGATACCAGAGAGCGTTGGTTTTTGATTTCGATTTCACTTACCGAATAATTCTCGCCAAGTTTCATTTTGCCAATGATTGTCTGGTTGTAAGTTCGTGAAATGTCGCCCGCTTTTTTTCTTGCATGTTCTCTGACATATTTCATGGCCTCTCTGAGTTCAATAAAATTGCATTCGACTGCATGTTCTTTGCCCTCAAAGGCGTAAACCAGAACCTCGTTTCCGAATTGTTTAATCATGTAATCGACTCCATTTTCTTTGGCTTCGATTTTGCCTTTTAGTTTAAAGTTTACCACTTTTTTCCTTAATTAAATTGTAAAATAAATCGTATTTGTTTTCGTCAATGAATTGGCCAAATGGAATGAATGTAGCATTCTCGCCCTCGCCATCTGTCATGACTAAATATTTGCCATTTTTTGTGTTGGTGTTAACCTCTTCAATGCTATAAAATTCTGCCAAATATTTGTCCAACTCATTTTCTGTGATTATCAAATCGCTTTCAAATTCATTTTCGTCTGTGGTATAATAACCAGTAACAATGTAACTTGAGCCGTCAATAGTGATGTCACATATTTCGCACTCTGAATCCAATGGCAAGCTCGCCAGTGTTTTCGTTTGTTTAGTTGCGCCCATTACGATAAGAAATAAAATAAAAGGCCAAGAAATGACCCGAATAAAAGAATTAAAACTCCGAAACCTAATAAGGCCTCGTCAATTTCCTCAATCGATAAATTTGTGTTTTTTGTTTTTAGCTTGTTCATGATTTTGTTTTTAAAGTTATTGCAGTGATGGATGCTGCGCCCCTTTGTTTTTTTTATTTATTTTTTTATTCTATTAAATTGTGCTAAACATTTTGAGCAACATATTTCTGGGTTTGAATTTACCCACGATTTAAAATCGATATAATCATTTTTGCCAATGCTCATTTTTCTATTACAAGCGGTAATAGACCCAACAGATAAATGTTGTTTTTTTGCTGATTGTCCAGATACTATGTTCATAATTTTAGGCCGATTGGTTTGTGTCGGTCATCAAATATCGTTTTAACTATTTAAAAAACAAAACAATTTTTATTTTTTTTTAATCTTTTTTTCACAATCTGCAATTTTAACTATTTAAAGCCACTTTTTAGGGCAAAAAAAAAGCCACACATTTCTGCGTGGCCTCTCCAAACTATGAACCTAAACTAAAAAACCCGAATTTTAGACATTATATATAACACAATTGCCACTAATATAATTAAACCGAATAACCAGAGAGACCATGTCCCGCTCTCCTTAACTACTTCTTTTGACTTCTGCTCGACTTTCTTTTGCTCAACTGCTACTTGTTTCGTCTTAACCTCTTCGTGTCTCACAACGGCTAATTTGCGCTTTTGAATTATCTGTCTGGTTAACTTCTTTGGCGCAGATTGAATTTGCCCCATCGTATCGATGTGAACTTCATAGTCAATAGTCTCCAATATAACAACAACAGACGAATCGTTGACAACCTCTGAGACCTTTGTTTCTGTCTCAATCTTAACCTCGCTCTTTGTCTCGGTCTCAACGCTTGTCGCTTGTTTCTTGACTCCGCAACTTGCTAAAATTATTGCTAAAAATATTATTGTTATTCTCATCTTTTTTTATTTTAACAATCCTCATCTTCAAAGTTTAACCATTTTAACCTCTGGTCTATTAACTTAATTAACTCGGTTTGCCATTCAACTTTTTTGTTTGGAAAATATAGCAATGTGTTCTCTTCAACCTCCCAAAGAAACTCTTTTAAGAAATATAATTCCTTATAGATGTCCTCATCTGCCATGTCTTCGATTTCCTCTTCAATGGGATTCTCTGGATTCTCTGGTTTCTTGCTCATTCTGCAAATATCGGAATTTTAACTGAAATTCCTCTCTTTTCGTCTAACAATGTAAACGCTTGCGCAGGCTTTTCGGGTTTAAATCCTGCCTTGTGTCCATAAGGAGACAAGCCAATTAATGACCCATTGACGCAGCAGCTTGTTGTCGGATAAAATAATTGATGAAAATGGCCTAAACATGTAAAATCCGCTTTTCTTTGCTCATCTTTTCTTAACAAATATTTAATCAAAGGAATCGTTAACCCGCCAATGCCGCCCCCATATTTGACCGCCTCGCCATGAAAGAATCTTATTGTTTTGCCCAGAACTTTGACGTAACAATCGTCCGACTCTGGCATGTGAAATGTCATTCGTTTTTCGTTTCTGAATAAGTCTTTTAAATCCGAATACATCATGAACTCGTAATTGGTTGCCGAACTCGTTGAAATGTGCATCTTCTTTGTATTTCTGCCATGATTACCAACCGAACATGGAATGATTAAGTTGACTTTTGTGTTTTTTAATAAAAACTCAAAGCCATTCATAATTAATTGCTTTGCCATTCGTATTGCCTGCAATGGCGATAGGTTATTTGACTCAACCAATTCGTCATGAATGTAACCAGATATAAAATCGCCACCCAACCAAACAACAACGTCTTTGATGTGGACATCTTTGCTTTCCTTGTCTATTAACTTGACAATGTTTTGAAATATAGCTATCGAGCGTTTCTCTGCAATCTTCAAATTGTATTCGTTAAATCCATTGACTTGCCCACGTCTCACATTCTCTTCAATGTGCCAATCCGATAATGAAATGATTGGCGTTCCCATGTTTTTTGAGCCACTCGATTTCTCAAATTTGATTTCCAGAGTGTCGCTCTTTTCTTTGATAGCTAATAAATCGTCATAGGCCTGCTCGGTCGCTTCTAATTTACTCAGCAAATATTCGTTTTTCTTTTTAACGTCATTTAGTTGAGCCGCCAATGCTTTGTTTTTTCTGTCTTCTTGAATGACAACGCCAATGTCTTTTGCCTTTTCAATTGGTTGCTCAATCTTTGGCAATGGATTATCTCTAAAAAATGCTTTTATGCCTGCTCTAATTCCCTCGACTCCAGTTGTGCCAAGTTCTTTTGGATAACTTTCCTTTAATAGTTGAGCAAAATGTGTTTGATTTCGGCCAAGTTTCTCGAATGAATCGAGGTTAGCAACAATAAATTTTTCGTATTTCATGTCTTTAGGTTCTAATTTTGTGCAAATTAGCAATTATTTTAACAACAACAAATTAGCCAAGCAACGAATAGAACTCATTGAAATGCTGAATCCTATCTTCGAGACCAATTGTCCCGCCATTGACACGCTTAGTGATTGATTTTACAACCGCATCTGTTGCGCCTTTGTCTGCTATTGAGTTCAATCCATTTTTATCCCAAAACCATGCTGCGGATGCCAATGGATATTTGCTTGCGACCAATTCTGGATTGGCCATAATGTCTTCTGGAACGCTTTTGTCAAACTCTAAATAATTAACTTTGCCAGTTAGCTGAATAAATCCTCTGCCTAAATATTTAAACCCATCTTTGGACGCTTCATTTCCATTGCCCATTCTATTGGCGTAAACCTTTGACGCAATTCGCTCTGGTTGCCTTGCATAATCTTTGGCAGATTCTAAAGTCGGAAAGTATTTTTTGAATGTTTTGTTTAATCCCTCAGCCGAATAG